TATAATAATCTGGCTAACGCCATCATTCTTCAGGCGGTCAAAGATTACCGCAAGGCGTTGCGTACTCTTTCTATGAATCCCAACAACCGTTCAGCGCAATATGAGCGCAGGCATATTGAGCAGTTCTTCCGTTCCGGCTGGTTTGGGGCGCTGACGAGCATCGACCCGGAAATGCTCATCGCCAAGCTGAAAGCGGAGGTGATGGCATGACTGTTAAAGCATATCTCGGGCAGGCATACAGGCTCGACCAGCGTATAAATTCCAAGCTGGAGCAGATTGCTTCGCTAAATGAACTGGCTACGAAATGCACCTACACCCTAACGGGCATGCCTCGCAATCCAAATCGTAGTACATCAACGATGGCCGATGCTGTGACAAAGATTATCGACCTGCAAGCGGAAATCAACCGTGACATCAATCGGCTCGTTGACCTGAAGCGCGAGATAGTCAGGCTCATCAAAACCGTGGATAACACAGAGCATCAGACGCTTCTGGAGCTGCGCTACCTCTGCTTCAAGACTTGGGAGCAGATAGCTGTTGATATGGGTTATAATGTGCGCCATGTATACCGACTTCACGATGAAGCAATAGAAAACATTACAGCTTTGCAAACTCAGCAGTAAATGTCACTGTTTGTCATGTACCCCTTTGTGATAGTATATACTTAGGAAACCAGAATAAAGCAGAGCCTCGAGGGAAAATCCCCCGGGGCTTTTGTTATGCCCAAGGAGGTGACCCTATGCCAAAGAAACCAAAGCGGCCGTGTCGATACCCCAGTTGTCCAAAACTGACGGATGGTTTGTATTGTGTGGAACATCAACGGCAGGCAACGCGCCACTATAATCATTTCCAGCGCGAGCCTGAAACCAACAAAAGATATGGTCGTGCATGGAAACGCATACGCGACCGTTACATCAAGGCTCACCCGCTATGTGAGGAGTGTAAAAAAGCTGATCGCTTAACCCCCGCTGAAGAGGTACATCATATTCTCCCGCTAAGTCACGGAGGAACAAATGATGTGAGTAATCTCATGTCGCTGTGCAAGTCGTGTCACTCACGCATTACTGCAGAGAGCGGCGACAGGTGGGGGCGGTCAGATCTCTAAAACTATTGAAAGCGGACAGCGGCGTGGGGCTTCGCGTGAGAAATCGCAGTTTCAAACGGCTAATATCCCCCACCGGACAAGGAGTGTGATGAATATGGCAAAAGACGGCACCAACAGAGGTGGTGCAAGAATCGGCTCAGGGCAAAAAAAGAAAGCCCTCGCCGACAAAATTTTAGATGGCAATCCCGGTAATCGAAAGTTGACCATCATGGACTTTACAGACATGACGGAGCTTACCGGAGAATCAATGCCAAAGCCAAGAGGCTATCTTACCGCGAAACAGAAAGACGGTTCCACAACACTGGCGGCAGAAATTTTCAACAATACATGGCAATGGCTCAAGGAGCGAGGGTGCGCACAGTTAGTAACTACTCAGCTTATCGAACAATACGCTCAGAGTGTGGCACGGTGGATCCAGTGCGAGCAGGCAATCAGCGAGTTTGGCTTCCTTGCTAAGCACCCCACCACCGGCAATGCTATTCCGTCCCCCTATGTTTCAATGTCTCAAAATTTCATGAAGCAGGCCAACAACATCTGGTTCCAGATTTATCAGGTGGTACGGGAAAACTGCACAACAGAATATCGCGGTGTAACACCTCAAGACGATGCAATGGAAAAGTTGCTCAATGCCCGTCGGGGCGCACTATAATAAACGGAGGAATGTGAAATGACAACTTACAAAACAGCAGAAAGTGTATGCAAAGGGCATCCGGATAAGCTCTGCGATCTGATTGCCGACAATATCTTGGATGCTTGTCTCAGAAAGGACAGAGCTTCTCGTGTAGCTTGCGAGGTTATGGCGACTAAGGGCAAAATTATCGTAGCGGGCGAAATCACCTGTAGCGAAAAAGTGGATATTCGGTTTATCGTGCGAAATGTCCTGCGCGAGGTCGGGTATAATCCTTGGAAGTTTACTGTGTTCGTATTCGTTCATCGACAGAGTGCGGATATCGCAGCCGGTGTGGATACGGCAATTGAAGCGCGAAACGGCATATGCGATCCTTACGGATCTGTCGGCGCAGGTGACCAAGGCACAGTATACGGGTACGCAACAAAGGAAACGCGAGAGTATTTGCCTTTGCCGCTAGTGCTCTCGCATCGCATTGCCAAGCGCATTGATGAATGCCGCGAAGGTAAACTCATCAAAGGCATTCTACCGGACGGCAAGTGTCAGGTTACTGTCGAATATGAAGATGGTAAACCCAAACGTGTGAAAGCTGTGGTGATTTCTGTCCAGCATGAGGCAAATAAAACGCAGGAGCAGCTGCGCACGGATATTATGAATAATGTCTTGTGGCAATGCTTTGAGGATTTCCCAATGGATGATGATACCGAAATACTCATTAACCCCAGTGGACGTTTCGTAGAGGGCGGCCCCGCTGCTGACACAGGACTGACGGGCAGAAAAATCATGGTGGATACTTATGGTGGTCTTGCGTCACACGGCGGCGGAGCCCTTTGCGGCAAAGATCCGACGAAGGTTGACCGCAGCGGCGCATATATGGCACGGTATATCGCGAAGAACATTGTGTGGAGCGACTTAGCTGAAAGATGCGAGGTCGCTCTTTCTTATGCCATCGGTAAGGCAAGTCCCGTGGCAGTAGCGGTCACTTCATTTGGAACAAGCAAGCTGACAGATGAGCAGCTTACCTTGATTGTGCAAGAAGTCTTTAATTTGCGTCCCGCCGCTATCATTGAAAAGCTGCGTTTGCGTACAGCCATATATGAAAGCACGGCGGCATATGGTCATTTCAATTCCTGTCTCTTTCCGTGGGAAAACGTGGATTGTTATAAGGAGTTAAGAAAGGCGGCTGAGAAATATGCTGATTGAAAAGATACCCGCGGCAAAGCTCAATCCAGCTGCATATAACCCTCGAAAAGACCTGAAGCCAGGTGACAAGGAATACGAAAAGCTCAAGCGCTCTATTGCGGAGTTCGGTTATGTGGAACCGGTCATCTGGAATAAGACCACCGGTAACGTGGTTGGAGGTCACCAGCGGTTGAAAGTGCTACTCGACCTTGGGCAGACGGAAATCGACTGCGTGATTGTTGAGCTTGATGACAAACGTGAAAAGGCACTTAACCTTGCACTTAATAAAATACAGGGTGATTGGGACGAAGCAAAGCTGGCATCGCTCATGGCAGAGTTTGACGCATCTACATTTGACGTATCCCTAACAGGCTTCGATGCTGACGAAGTAGACGCGCTCCTAAATAAATTTTACTCGAAGGAAGCTATACAGGATGACTTCGACGTAGACAAAGAAAAGGAAGCCATTGAAGCTGCTGGCGAAACACGAACTCATACAGGAGATATCTGGCTGCTTGGACAGCATCGGCTTTTGTGCGGCGACAGTACCAGCGAGGTGGATTTCGACCATCTGATGGACGGTGCCCACGCTCAGTGCGCAGTTACCTCTCCTCCATACGGCGTCGGAAAAGAATATGAAAAAGCCGGGATCGAACCGTGGTTTGAAACTATGCGCCCCGCTATAAAGAACATCTGTAAAAATGCAGATATCGTCTGTTGGAACATCGGAGACCTATATGCCACAGGCACCCAGTTTATTGAACCAACCGAAATGTATAGCATTGGGCTATTTGCTGACAACGGCTTCCGTCCTATCTGGATTCGCATATGGAAAAAGCAAGGCATGAATTTCGGCAACGCTCCCTATCACCTTGTGACAAATAAACCGGTGCAGCAGTACGAATATATCACGGCGCTGGCTGCGCAGGAAACTGATGAATACAACGACCAAGAGTTTGCCTGGGTTTCGGCATTCGCCGGCCATTCCTATAAGTTTGTGAAGCGGCTCACCAAGGATGAGCGTAAAAAATGGGGCTATGCCGGTATTTGGGAAATATCTACCGTGCGAGCCAATAAAGATCACCCCGCTATGTTTCCTGTCGAGTTGCCGTGGCGATGCATTAAAATGCATTCTGACCGTGGCGGTGTGGTACTTGAACCTTTCGCGGGTTGTGGAACGACGCTCATCGCCTGTGAACAGACCGAACGCAGGTGCTATGCGATGGAGATTTCGCCGGTCTACTGTGACCTCATCGTAAAGCGCTGGGAAACATTCACCGGTGGGACTGCTGTAAAGCTGGAGGTATGATATGGATATACAGAAATTATCAATTGAGAAGTTAAACCCTTCAGCATACAATCCGCGAAAAGACCTTAAACCCGGTGATGCTGAATATGAAAAGCTGCGCCGCTCCATTGAGGAGTTCGGCTATGTTGAGCCTATCATCTGGAATAAACGCACGGGCAATATTGTCGGTGGCCATCAACGGTACAAGGTATTGGTGGCACTCGGATATACCGATGTGGATTGCGTGGTGCTGGACATCGATGAGCAAAAGGAAAAAGCCTTAAATGTGGCGCTCAACAAGATATCTGGCGAGTTCGATATCCCGCTTTTGACCGACCTTTTGAAGGATATCGGTGCAAGTGGCTTTGATATATCTCTTACGGGTTTCGATGCTGCAGAGATGGATGCGTTGTTCAAGGATAGCGTAATCGGAGGTATCAAAGAAGATGATTTTGATGAGCCATTACCTGAAACACCAGTATCCAAGCAGGGAGACATCTGGCTGCTTGGACGGCACCGCCTTATCTGCGGAGATGCTACGAAAGCGGAAACATATAAAAAGCTGCTGGACGGTCAGCAAGCAAATCTCGTGATTACTGACCCACCATACAACGTGGACTATAAAGGCACTGCGGGAAAACTTAAAAATGACAATATGGAAAGTACCAAGTTCCACGCATTCCTGCTCTCGGCATATCGGTGTATGTATGATGCGTTGGTAGACGGTGGCGGCATTTATGTTTTCCACGCTGATCGTGAGACAGTCAATTTCAGGACAGCATTTACCGAAGCAGGCTTCTTCTGTCATCAGACCTGTATATGGATAAAGAATACACCGGTCTTGGGGCGCTGCGATTATCAATACAACCATGAACCTATTCTAGTAGGCTGGAAGCCAACAGCCGGTCACAACTGGTACGCTGACCGTAAACAGCGCACGACATGGAATTTTGACCGGCCAACCAAGAGCAAACATCATCCTACAATGAAACCTGTGGCACTGTGCGCATATCCGATTATGAACAGCTCGCTGACAAACAACATTGTGCTTGACCCATTCGGGGGCAGCGGCAGTACTCTCATTGCCTGCGAGCAGACAGGACGCATTTGCTATACGATTGAGTTGGATGAGCGTTATGTCGATGTTATCGTGAAACGGTACATAGAGCAAAAAGGCTCGGATACCGACGTTTACCTTATGCGCGATACACAAAAAACTGCATATAGAGATGTCAAAAAGTCTGTAGAATAACGCTTGCTATTCTACAGATTTTATGGCTCTATATGACCTGCGTAGAACGCAGAAAGGTGGTAAATGGAATGGAACAAAGCACATTTGTAATCAGGTATAACGTCACTGGCGATGAGCGCAAGCGTCTCGTTCGGGCAATGGGCGACATTTTGGAAGCTAAACCCAAATATTTGGGTGCACCGAGCTTCGCTTACGAGATTGATTATTTCACTGTTGAAAAAAACGGCATCGTTGTCTTTGATAACCGTAGTGATAGCGTGGAAATCGAAAACCTCATAGAGCGGCTGCGTGAATTGGGCTTTGAAGCAGAAAAGGACGGCAGTGACACTAATGATGGCGACGAGCTTGTTATTGAGATGCCGCTGACAGGGTTCACTCCTGAAAAGCTTGATAACCTTGCTAAACTGGTCACCGCAAAGGAATCACTACTCAAAGCAGCATTAGGTACCCCAGATTTGCCCATTCAGCAGACAAAAAAGACTCTCCGATTCCCATGGTTCAAAAGAAACTTAGACAGCGATTCGGTTCACGCTTATACCACACTAATATCGAAGCTCTGTGAAACGGCAAAAGAAAAGCAGCGAGTCAGTGCCAAAGAACGTGAGGTTGATAATCCAAAGTACGCCATGCGCTGCTGGCTGCTCTCCCTCGGCTTTATTGGTGACGAATACAAGGTTAGCAGAAAAATCCTGCTGAAAAACCTCCCCGGCAGCAGCGCATTCAAAAATCCGAAAGGTGGTACAGGTGATGAGCAATAGATTTCCTTCAAGAGAAACCGTCGAACGTATCCGCGCTCAATATCCCGTCGGGTGCCGTGTGGAACTGATAAAAATGGATGACATACAAGCTCCTCCTATTGGTACTAAAGGAACGGTCACGGGCGTGGATGACATTGGAAGCATAATGGTTTCATGGGACAACGGCAGCACGCTTCATATCGTATATGGCGAGGATATATGCCGGAAAATTTAATTGAAAAATACACAATTACAGTAGTTTTACGAGCAACAAAGATTGTGTAGTATATGCCGATTTATATCGTGTAATTGCCTTGCTATGCTGTGTTTTCTATGGCTATATGTAACCTACCGCAAGGGAAAACACACTATAAGGAGGACATCAACATGACAAACCAACTTCATCTGAACCAGACGGTTCGCAACCACGGCATTCTCGCCAAGATCGTCGGTTTCCATGAAGTCACGGGCGACCCAATACTCCGCCCGCTTTGGAACGACGGCACCAAATGGCTTGCAAGCGCAGCCATGTGCGAGCCGGTCGATATTAATCCCGCCGAGGTCTCGCAGCACAAAAACGGTCTTGTGAACCTCGATTAAGCCAAACATTAAAAGAAAGGAGAAAAACATGGACTACCGAAAACTCATCGACGAGCAGCTTGGCGACGGATACACTTTCGTGAAGGTTTACAACGCTTTTGAAAACGGAGAGTTGCGGATTATCGCCAAGGACGCGCAGGGATGCGAACACCGATATATTTTAGTGGATGGCGAACTAACGGAAAAACCCTAACCTAAAATCGAAAACAGCCGAGAACACCCCGAAAGGGGCTGTCTCTCGTGCAGACATTTTTAGAAGGCTTGCCTGTGGCAGGTCATTTTTTATGCCATTTTGAAAGGAGGCGGCTGATATACGAAAACTAAAGAAATACACACCAACTCGTTTTATGATGAAGGATTCCGTTTACTGCAAGGAAGCCGCCGACTATGCTGTCGCTTTCATTCAGGCCTTACGTCATACCAGCGGCATATGGGACGGTCGGCCTTTTGAACTTATAGATTGGCAGGAACAGATCATTCGAGATGTGTTTGGTGTTCTGAAGCCAAACGGCTACCGTCAGTTTAATACAGCATATATCGAAATACCAAAAAAGAATGGAAAGTCAGAGCTTGCCGCGGCAGTTGCACTTTTGTTGACTTGTGGCGATGGCGAACAGCGCGCTAAGGTATATAGCTGTGCTTCGGATAAGAACCAAGCAAAGATTGTGTTTGAGGTTGCTGTGGCGATGGTGCGCAAATCACCGGCATTAACAAAGCGGGTTAAGATAACTGAATCGACAAAAACCCTTGTATATATGCCCACGGAGAGTACTTATCAGGTGCTCTCTGCGGACGTGGCAAATAAGCATGGATTCAATACCCACGGGGTTATTTTCGATGAATTGCATACACAGCCTAATAGAAAGCTCTTTGACGTGATGACCAAAGGTAGCGGAGATGCCCGAATGCAGCCACTATATTTTTTGATTACAACTGCTGGCGACAATACGAACTCCATCTGTTATGAAGTGCATCAAAAGGCACTGGATATTCTATCAGGACGCAAGACGGATCCAACATTTTATCCTGTAATCTTTGGGGCTGCGGAAACGGATGACTGGACGGATCCAAAAGTATGGAAAAAAGCAAACCCCTCTCTTGGCATCACAATAGGATTAGACAAGGTAAAGGCAGCTTGTGAGAGTGCAAAGCAAAATCCGGCTGAGGAGAACAGCTTCCGGCAACTCCGGTTGAACCAGTGGGTAAAACAGTCTGTACGCTGGATGCAAATGGATAAATGGGATGCCTGTGCTTTCGCCGTTGACCCGGAAGCCCTGCAAGGGCGTGTTTGCTATGGTGGGCTTGACCTCTCCTCTTCCACTGATATCACAGCCTTCGTGCTGGTCTTTCCGCCGCTCGATGAGGATGATAAATACACTGTTTTGCCGTTTTTCTGGATGCCGGAGGACAACATTGATTTGCGTGTTCGACGTGACCATGTGAATTATGATTTATGGCAGAAGCAGGGTTTCCTCAAAACAACTGAAGGCAATGTTGTGCATTACGGTTTCATCGAAGCCTTTATCGAGGAACTCGGTACAAAATATAACATCCGTGAAATAGCCTTTGACCGCTGGGGTGCTGTACAGATGGTGCAGAACCTTGAAGGCCTTGGTTTTACAGTCGTGCCTTTTGGGCAGGGTTTTAAGGATATG